ATTCTATGTTTTATTTCTATTGTCATAATGTTACAGAGTGTAACAGGGTATTTAAATCTTTTTAATCACTGAAGAATTACTTAAATTTATCGAGGGAATTAGCACCAGTAACCGATTAATTGAATATAGACATTATCGACGTCGGCGTTAGAAACATTCCAGTAAATATTTTGATTGGGGATTCCTGTTTCAGAATTAACGGAGAAAGGATGAATATATTGTCTCCACTCTGCATTTCCAGAATAATTTAAAACTCTATTTAATAAAATTGTTCCTGCTGCGTCCATATAAAGATTTAATTGCCTTGTGACCCCTCCGTCTTCGTCGATATTAACTAAAAGTAAAACTGCTTTTGCTGAGGCAGGAAGATAACCAGAAACATTTACCGTTTGAATTGTTGTATTTGCAGGGTTTCCTTGATATAAAATAACTGGGAAAGTTGCTGTGTCTATAATGTGAAATGTTCCTGCAGAAATATGAGTATTTACCCCAACAGCAGGATTGTAAAATTCTGAATTAGGATTGTTTAAAGTAATTGTATCGGCTGTAATATCTCCGCCCAGTTTAGAATCGACGTAGGCTTTATTTGCAATGTCATTATCAGAAACTGGGACTTTTTCTATTGTCCCCTCTCTTGTTGCTACATTCTTACGAACTGCGTAGTCGTCAAGAATACCAGCTGAATGAGGCAAATCTACAAATTTATTGCTATTGTCTTTCTTGGGAATTAAGGGGTTAGCCATATTACCACCCAGCAACAGAAGTCTTAATAACCTGCACTTGCCCGAATTCCGCAGGGATTATAAAAAGTTGTGAACCGCTTGCATCTTTAGAACCAAGATTAATCGTTTCTACAATAGTCTTAAGAGAAGCACCGCTAATATTATGAGTCCCGTAATTTGTTAATGTGATGTCTCCTAATGCCATTTTAATTTAATGCTGTCCAAGTTCCCGCGTCATCTGTTACGATATACAGGGTAGAACCTGAAAGATTTAACATTCCACGAATAGAAGCGCCGCTTACAGTAGGGTTAGGTTGTTCAAAAGGAACTATCAGAACTTTAGGCTTTAATATTTCGCCGTCCATTTTACTTCCTTGTATTTGTTATTTTACAAATACCATTTGGAGCGTGCAACTGACAAACGCCATATTCCCACTGCCTTATGGTTGTAGACTTTCCGGGGTCTTCAATAGTCTTAACCTGCAATGCCTTTTGCTGTTTCCATACTAAAGACTCTCCTTTAACTACAATATAAGCTTGGTCTGCTGTTACTTCTTCAGCAAGCATAATTGTTAATCCAACTAATCTTGCTACTTTTCCGTTTTCTACTGCTGAAACACTTTGATATGTCGGATGATTAAGAACCTTTGAGTTTGAAATTATATTTGTGTAGTCTGTTCCATTGACAACTAAATAACCATTTCCGCCCAAAGCATCAATTCCGTCTGCTCTAAGCATGTTAATACCGTAGAGGATGTCATAAACTGGGTCTCTGTTAGCAATGGTGTCTGAGTCCCACTCTTTACCAGCATCTATCGCAAAAGTGTTACCTGCTCCTGAACTCATCAATGCCTCAATATGAACATTAATTTGGTATCTTACTTTTCTTGCCATTCTTAGAATATGTCTCTGCATCATTGGAACCGTTGAACGCATGCCCATTTCTTCAGAAATTACTGACTCATCTCCGAACTTTAATATAACCGAGCTATATTTTGTTTCTGTAACCTGCACGAATGGGAAAGGTGCCATTTGAGGAATACCTTTAATAGAACTTCCTGTTCCGCCGTCTGTTGTGTCGTCGTTTGTTTCTCTATAATAACTTTCAGTCCAAGAGTCAGAACTGTCAATTATACAAAGAGTTTTAAGATTTTCAGCTTCTTTATTAACTGCTTTTACTGCTGAGTCAATATATTCTTTTCTTAAATCTGCTTCTCTCCATGTGTCTGCCATTATATCATACTCCCGACTCTAACTCTTACAACTTCAGAAGCACTTGCACCCTCTAAGACTTTACCAACGAAAGCCCCTGTTACCATTTCAGCTTCTAAAGCCTGTTTAATTAAGTTTGCTCCAGATAAAGAACATATCCCGCCTTGTGTGATTGTTTGTAATCCTGCTGTCAAATCCCATACTCCGTCTATTGCTGCGGTTATTTCAGTTAATCCGTCTGATGCTGTCTTTTCTTCCCAAGCGATACCTGCAAATAAATCCTGTGCAGATGAAGCCTCGGCGAATAAATCAGCTCCGGATAATTTAAGAAGTGTGCCCATAGGAATATTTAAGCCGTCTGTTACTTTGTATCTTGCGAACTTAGTCGGTGTCTCAATACATACTGCCTCATTTGCCATAGCCTAATATAGAAAAAGGTTATTTAAATATCTTTCCCTTTTAAGCCTTAAAAGGCTTAATTTTAAGCTCTTTACGAACTTCTTTACAGAAAGGGTTAAACATGTTTCCTATTTCGTTTTCAGTCTCTACAATATTAAATTTATACCAGCAAAAGCCAACTCCTAAACAGATTAGAACAAATAAAAAACTGAAAAGAAGTATTAGGTCTAAAGAGAATGTTTTCGTCGCTGCTCCGCCTATTCCTATCACGGTTAAAACTTTTAAAACATAGTTTAAGATAGATGCTCCCTTGTCAAAATAAGCTTTAACTAAAAGAGTTTTATAAAGCCTCATGGTCTTCTGCATCTGCATCCTCCTTAATTCCCAATCCTAATATTTGCATGTTGTTTATATGAAAAGGAATTAAATGTTTTTCTTCCTGAAAGTTTGGAATTTTTTTAAGTCCTAAAGAATTCCTTAATAGTGAAAGAGCACCAGTTCTATAAGGAGCATGCAGAGGAGCATCTTTTTGTCCCATTGTAGAGGACATATTTAATGACTTTGCGACTATACTTAGATGTTCTCTCGGAAAAATATAACTCCATAATTCTATCGGTTGCAAATTCCCCTGAACAACATATTTTTTATTCCCGCTTATTGACTTCATCGGGAAATGGGTATTAACCAGAGAGTCCACTAATCTATCTCTATCATACTTAAAACCCCTTGTAATAAAGAATAAGTGCATTTTATTTAGCAAAAAGGCAGCCGTTTATAGTATGATGATATTGCATTAAACCAGTTGTAATCATGTTCTCGTCTATTGAAACGTTTATCTTCTGAATTTCAATCAATTTAATTCCAATTTTTACAACTTCTTTAACACAAAACTCTATGCCTACAAAAAACCCAAGTGTAAATGAAATTAAGAACACGATTATAAAAATAATAATTAATCTACTTAGTGAACTCTTTAATTCGTTTTTCATAACAACTGATAGTAAATTTTAATTCTTCAATATCTCTGTTAATGTTTTTTAATGTAGTGTTTAAAATGTCTTCTTTTCTTGCTAAGACTTTTTTTAAAGATTTAAGAGAGACTACCCATTCTTCTTTATCCATATTTCTTTATCGCTTCTTCGAATCCTGTGCCTTTCCAGAATTCCAAAGCACCTTCTTTTTTTATTACTTCTGGGGATTTCTGAGGTGTCTGAATGTTACCATTAGTTCCTCCGCCGAGAATCATTCTTGATACTGCTTCTTCATTTCTCTGAACTAAATCCTGCATAACTTTTATTTTCTCGTCGATGTTAGCAACAAGATTTTTAGCTTCGTCTATCTTAGAGATTGGCTGTTCTGCTGGTTTATTTTCTTGTTCCATCTGCTATTTTTTTACCGCCTGAAAATGCAATAATTCCTATCAAAATAAGTGCTAACCAAAATTCTAAATCTGTCATTTTTATAGGATTACTAGGGATTACATAATTTATATATTTTGTGGTTGCATTGCTGAAAGAAGCATCTGTCTTTTTATTTGAAGTTGCAGCTTTGCGTTTGCTATATCCACCAAATTATCTTTTCCCCCGGAGAGCCAATTAACAGGATTAAAATAAGATGTGCTTTGTATTTTTCCCTCTAATTCTAATAACTGGCTATTCAGGTCATCATAAGAGAGAATAGCCTCTGTTGGAGACATTTGTCCAAGCTGAACAGCGTCGTTAATTAAACCTGCTGTCTGAATCGTTCCATTAACAGCCCCTTTTGCATCTGCGATTATCTTGCTCGATATAACCCCTGCTCCTGCCAATCCTGCAAGAGTTCCTTTTACAGAAAGACCTGATTTAATAATATTAGCACCCATCAGACCTTTAACACCCCCAGCCCCAAGAAGTGAAGAGCCAAAACTTAAAACGCCTGCTGCTTCTGCTCCTGTAATTGCAACACCTAAAAATTTACCTATATCCGTACTGACAAATTGTTCGGGAGTTATTGCTTCTGCTTCTTTAACTCCGGCTAATCTTAAACCTCTCCCAATTAAATTAGCAACTGCTGTTGGAATAGCAACCCCAAACTCCGCAACTTTATCCAAAGCACCTTTTGGCTGTAAAGGTGTTGCTTCTCCCTCATAAACATTTTTTCCTTCGGCTTTTAATCTTGCAGTTAATTCTTGCTCACTGAACTTTCCATACTCCCCCTTTGCATATTCTTTCTCTCTATCTTCGGCATACCTTTGTTCAGGAGTCATCGCCATTCGTCGCGATGCTTCCTCTAAAGTTAAAGATTTTATATTATCTGCCTGCAAATCTTTTTGTGTCATTCTGGGATTAGGGTTAAATTGTCTTTCTAATTCTCCTTTTTCATTTGTTACAAAAAAAGGTGTTGTTGAATTTATACCCCATTCTTCATTTGTTCTAGTAGCTGAAAAAAGTTCATTTTTCTTTTCAGGGTTCTCTTTAATGAATGTGTTTATACTTTCTAATAATTCTTCATCTTTTCTTTTCTTCTTTTTATCTGCCCCCTCTGAATCTCCGCCTATTGTTTTCATTTTATTTGTATAAGTTATCTGCAAGTTTATTTAATGCTTCGGTGTTTTTATCAATTTGTTTTCCCAGTTTGAAATGGAGCAAAAAATACGCTGCTATCGGAAAACCTACCGTGCTTACCATGGATATTATTTCTTCCATGCTCACTGACTCCCCTGATATTCTAGTTTAGTCTGTCCTGTGTTTGCTGCTTCGTCGGTTTGCATGTTATCCATAAGAGAAGGCTGGCGATTGATTTTAATTTCTATTCCAATCTGGTTTTTGATGTCTGTTTCAAGTTCTGTAATTTCTTTAATCCAAACTGGCTCTGTGATAACCATATTAACCTTTGCGCTGGCTTCTGTGTTGTTTTCTGTTGTCCCTCCGATAGAAACCTTAGAAATTCCTAATTGGCTGTAAAACTTTCCTTCAAGCCAATTCTGGTACCGAATAAATGCGTCTATTGGTGGTACCACCAAATCTTCAAACTTTGCTTCTTCTGGTTTGCAGGTTAAGATTACAACATTTCCATTTTTTATTCCTGAGGCTAATTCTGTCTTTAATTTTGCTAATCTTGTTGTGTCTGTCTCATCAACATAAAGAACTCTTACTGAATCGAAATGCATCATCCTTCGCTGGTCTATTCCTGATTCAATCATAGCCTCAATTACCCATTTAACAGCCTCAGTTTCAGCAACTCCCAAAGGCTCATCTATTTCAGGGTCGTTGGAAGAGTAAAGGACTTCTTCCGGCTTTAATTTCTTGACTGTTCCGTCTGCCTGTGTGTATTCAAAGCGAAGAATAATGCTGTTTTCATCAGTGATTATTGCAGTCCTGTTCGGGTCAAGATTTTTAAGGTTGAGCAAATCTCCGTCGTCATCTTTTATTATCTGAGTAAATGCATCGCCGTTCCATTTCTTGCAGCGCAGATGCTTATACATTATTTTCCAAAATGTTTCTTTGCCGTTTCCTGAGATATGGTCGAGAAGAACCTTATTTCTTACTGACTGGCATTCATAACCCCAGCCAAGAACATGAATCACATAAGATTTAATAGCATTTCTGAACTCTCCTGAATCCCTGAAAAGTCCATAGTAAATGCTGGTATTTGGATTATTAATTCTGTTCTCTTTGCTTCCGCCTGCCTGTGAAACCTGAGAAGGAACGCTGTAATTGGGAACTCCGTTTGCAAAGTCTGTCGTTGTTGAATAGTAGATGTTTGAGTTTGCCATTTTAATTAGACATTTTTATAGGAACTAAAAATTGAGTTGATGTAGAGTCCCCATATAAACGATGGTCTTGGTAGATATTTGCATAATCAGAACTTTCCCTTATCCATATTTCAATTTTTAATCTTAATTTGTCTCCTACTTTAAAATTGTGTTCTGCTAAATTCATTTTCCAGCAGAAATTTCTTATAATTTCTGGGCTATCATCAAAACCTACTTCTGATTCTGTCTGCTGGGCTGCAAGCGCTGTTTCAGTAGCACCATCATAATGATAAGGTCTGAATTTAAACTGAACATATTGAGTATTTAAAGAAGAGGTTGAAATAAAACCCCATTCCATATTTGTAAAAAAATCTCCTTTGATAGTAATAGGAACTTTGAATTCTATATCAAAATTTTGCGTACTTGATAATGCCTGTATTTCTGTTGCATTTACATGGTCTGAAATTAAATTATAAGTTTCACTCCATTGTATACCTGTAACAATTTTTGAAGGTATTATATTTGAATTTATTGTAAAAAAATCTCCTGATGTTGCAAATTTATAGTAGTAAGTTATATATCCTGTTTTTAAAAGAGAATCAGTAAAACTATAACTTATAACATTTTCAGGACTCTTCCTAAAAATAATCGGTGCTAATTCTTCTGCCATTATGGTGATGTAGGCGCCTTCATGAAAGTCTTGACGCTAACTTCTTTTAATTGCTGAATAGCTTTATTAAATCCCATTGTCAGAACATCTAATCTTGTCTCGTATTCCCTTGCTGACATTCCTGTCGGGTCTGCATTTAAAACTAAAATTGCAGCCCAGTTAGAAGCTGCTAATTTTAAAATGCCCTGAACATCGACGTTAAGAGTTGTGTAGGCGTCAGACCAGTTGTAGCAGGTTACACAGTTGATTAAAGATTCTGCTTCTGTCATAAATTGATTAATGTAAGACTCAGCGTTATAAGTTGTTGAAGCGTTAGCCCCTGCTTTTGCCTGAACCTGCGCTGTTGTTGCAAATATTCCTGTGTCTGCCATGCTTAAATGTAAGAAACACTAATATTTGAATGTTTCTGATTTGCTAACCACGCTGCCCTGATTAATCCTTCTGCTATATGCGTGTAATTTCCGAATATTCTGAGCTTTGTAGCTTCCCCCTCTTTGATAACATATTCATACTGAACAGAACGGAGAGACTCTATAACTTCGTCGTCGTCGAGAAGTTTAATAATTCCCTGCTCCATAAGTGCAAGAAGATTTTCGTAGAGGTCAATTTTTAAAAGTTTTACAGATGTTCCGTCTCTGTCAATAACTCTCTTAGCATTGTTTATTGGAACTATCTTTTTTCTAACACTTGGAATTTTTAAAAGATGTTCACAGACATAAACTCCCATCGCACCACTTCCAGCGTCGATTGCTATCTGTTTACAATTATATCTTTTATCTGCATTCACAATATTTGCTTCTGTTTCCGTCGTTAATTGTTTCTTCGTGATTATATTTTCTACGTGTTCGATTCTTCCGTCTCTTACTTTTTCTAAAATTTCAATCGTGCCTTCGTCTTCTCCCATGTGTGCAATATCACAACCCATAAAGTAGTCTCTATCAGGTAGTATCGTTTCTCGTGCTTTTAGTATACAGGCGGATTCAATAACTTTCTGTGAAAACCATCGATGTAATCCTTCCATAAACTTTCCTAGATATTCTTGAGCGTATTGTCTTTCTGACATTCTCTTCTTTGCTTGTTCTAGTTTTCTAATTGCTTTCTCTCTTCTTTCTTCTGTCCAGCTTTCACTTATTGGGCGTTCTTTAATGCAGGTTTCAGAATCTATGCTAAATCTTGTGAAGCTGTCATAAGCTCCATCTTCATTAATAAAAGTTCTGTAGAACTCTCCCTCTGCTCCAAATGGTGTGCTTAGAAGAATTGTATCTCCGCCAGTTGTTAAAAGGGCAGGAGTTATTGCTTCCCAGACATCCTCGGGAACTCTGCTGGCTTCGTCGACGTAAAGTCTTCCGATTGTTATAAATCTAATTCCGAGACCTGACTGACCGACTGGAAGGCAGTATATTTCTACTCCTGTCGTGAGTGTTATTTTTTCTTTTGTTGGCTTGTTTGCCCCGCTTGCTATTTTGTCTGGGAAGTTTTCAACTAAGTAATTAAGAGTTTTGTTAAAGAGAGCTTGGGACTGTCTCTCTGTAGGTGCTATCATTACTATCGGTTCTGTCTCAGGATTCTCTACTGCATAGTCTCCTGCATCTTTTCCGCAAATAACACTTTTGCCCACCTGCCTCCCAGTGCAAAGAATCTTATCGCCCTTTTTTATTGCTAAAAATTTTAACTGCCATAGGTCGTAGGTTATTTTCTTTCCAGTTCTTAAAATCTTTTTTCTTAGAATGTTTTTCTTTGGCATATATGGTCTTGTGAAACCATACTTTTAAATTTTTTTAAAAAATTTGTTTGTGGGGATAGCCCAAAAAAATAAACAAGCCCTCAACTATCGGGCTTGTTTAAATAATGCAGTGTTGGGCTTCCTATGCGTTATATTGCTTCGCTACGCTCAGCATTTGTTATAAGGACATTGCCCCTACAAGCGATGTACAAGCGTTCTCAGTGTGCACTAAGGTAACCTAAGTTATTGGCGGGGTTATCCTTTCCACTGGAAATAGAGGTATTGAGACCAGCGTTTCCTATGGAGATTAAGGGCGGTTGATTTGCGAGTTTGCCGGTGAGCCGATTAACTTTAATAAGGGAAAGCGAACTAATGGGGGTGAATTGACTCTGAGCGTAGGGGGGAATTACGAAGGAATGAGTAAGGGGGGGAGCGAAGAGGCAAGAGGGGGGAATTAGGAGCGAAAAACACACTCTTTCAAACTTATACGAGATACCAATAGCGCCTACGGCGCATTAAATGTTATTACTTGTGAGGTGCAGATTTGTAAAAATCTGAAGTAAAGCAAATTAATAAACTTAATGTAACGAGCGAAGGATTGAGGCGAGTATAAGTTTGAAAGGACTAAAAGAACTAAAAAGAAATTAAGAAAGGAAAGAGAACAAAGTTCCCCTTCCCTCTCGGTGATAGTAATTATTAGAGGAAATAGTTTTTAAGTTGTTGTAGTCTTTAATGAATGAAGTAGTTTTTGTTACTTTTCTTTAGTAGGAAGAATTGTTTAAATAAGAATTGAAATTAATTAAAATGAATAAATCAGAAATTATCTCAGGATGAAGGTGTTGAGGAAGAGTAAGATTAGAGCATTATTATTAGTTGTAGGAGGGGGGTTATAGGGTATATAGTATGTATGTATGCATTCCCCTTCTTTCTTTTGGTTCTTTTCTTTCTTAAAAAGATACATTTATATACAAGTATGCATAAAGATATGTATGAAAGCAAGAACAACGATAAGCATTGATACAGACTTACTAAAACACGCACAAGAGAACAACTACAACGTTTCTCATTTAACTGAAAAAGCAATAATAAATCAAAAGAACTCTCCTAATATGGAAGAAGTTAAAGAACTTAGATGTCAGTTCTGCGGGGAATATGGAGAACGTGAGAACAGAGAAGATGTTAAAAAACAGAATCAGGAAGCAAACAGAAACGATGATGCAGACCATCCTCTAAGATATTCTGAACCTTGCAAACTAACTTGGCTTTATCCTGATGAGAAATGGATATGCAATAAATGCTTACGTAAAAAATGTGATGAAATAAGTGCCTGTCAATGAAAAACTATGAACTTGCTATTCTTGTTAAGAACCTGCAGGATATAATTAAACTGCAGGAAGAAAGAATATATAACTTAGAAGAAGAAATAAAAAAAATAAAAAAAGAAACTGCTTCCTTACAGCCTTATTAGAATTCTAATTGAAGAAAGGATTTAACGCTTTCAAATAAAATCTTTAAATCTTCTGCATTCTCAAAATAAAGTTTCATTCTATTTGACGCTTTCCCAAATTCCCAACTATTAGGCTTTTCTTTCTTTTCTATAACTACTGATGGCTCTGTCATTGTGTTATAGGAATTATCTGAACAACAACCTTAGGCTTTCCCATCACAATCTGGTCATAATGCTTAACAGTGAAAGTTTTGCCTATCCATGTCTTAGAATCTTTGCCCCAAACTTTTACAAGTTCTTTTCCTTCCATTGTTTTTGGGTTATGAGTCATCTTCTTTCCATTGACTTCTATATCCATAACAAACTGGTCATAAAATTCTCCTTTAAAGTTTTTCTTTTCTTCATATCTTCCCTCTGTCAAGACTACGCCTAAATCATTGTTCTGGCTGTTCTCTGCATTAAGGAAATTACCGCTAAAATCTGCTATTACCATTTGTATAACCTCCTGTTTTATTTAAAATCATTTCCCCATCTCCTTTTTATTTTCTTCTGCCTTTTTCGGCACTAACATATTATTTAGTTTAATGACTGCTAATTTCAACTTTTCAGTAACATTAATATTCTTAGTAATCCAAACATTCAAAAGATTAATACTATTTTCAATACCAATTAAATCTACAAGTATATTAATATGGACATCATCTCCATATAATCTTATTTGACTATGTAAGTGATTAATGTATCTATAAACAGAATATAACTCAAAATCTTTTACATCTAATAATTTTCCATTTTTATCACAATATTGTTCTACTCCTAATTTTCTTACTCTATTACAAGGGCATTTAATATATGAATATCTGAATAATTGTCCTAAATTATTTATTATCTTATCGTCTAATTCAATAAAATATTTAATCTTCTCAAACATATCTTTCTTTCTTATTACTTTAGATTTATTATTTAAAACTTCTAATTTAACAACTTCCATCATTTCCCCACTCCTGTTTAAGAAACTTGTTTAATCTTTCAAAATATTCGGCGGTTGTTTCTCCTCTTATTCCTTTGTAGATTTTTCTTATCCCTTTCCAGTCTCTTAACCTAATTCTGAAAATTATTGTTTTATTGCTCATTGTAAATCATCCTCGGTGAGATTGAAGAAATGTTCAATCCAACTAATCATCAATTCATCCCATTCTTTAATTGTTACTCCTTTTTTATCGAAAATATTTGTTACAGACAATCCATTTCTTCTAATCTCTTTAACCCATTTTATCGCTTCGGCTTTTAAATCTAAAATGCTTATTGCCTCTTCATCTTCTCCAGATCGACAAATATCATTCAAAGTTTTAAGGTCTGTCTTGTTTTCATTAATATTCTTTAAGATACACATATTACAGAATTTCCAATTACCTTCTTCGTCTTCATACTCCTTTCCGCATCTTTCACAAGTTTTAATTTCTGTCATTTTATAACCTTCAATTTAACTCCAAAATTAAAAATAAATTCTCCATCAGCCCCACTCAAATCAGCATTACTCAAATCAGCCCCTCTCAAATCAGCCCCACTCAAATCAGCATTACTCAAATCAGCCCCTCTCAAATCAGCCTCACTCAAATCAGCCCCTCTCAAATCAGCCCCTCTCAAATCAGCCCAACTCAAATCAGCCTCACTCAAATCAGCCCAACTCAAACTTCCGGCTTCAACTTTTAATAATACTTTTCCAGTTATTCTATGTTTTATTTCTATTGTCATAATGTTACAGAGTGTAACAGGGTATTTAAATCTTTTTAATCACTGAAGAATTACTTAAATTTATCGAGGGAATTAACACCAGTAACCGATTAATTGAATATAGACATTATCGACATTTGTATTAGAAACATTCCAGTAGATATTTTGAACGGGCACTCCTGCATTAATCCAGAAAGGAATAATGCCTTGATTCCACCCAGCGTTGGATGTATAATTAGAGACTCTATGAGTCATTATTGTTCCTGCTAAATCTAAATAAAAATTAAGGTGTTGATTTGTCCCCCCGTTTTCATCTACATTTACTAAAAGTAAAACTGCTTTTGCTGAGGCAGGAAGATAACCAGAAACGTCTATCGTTTGAACTGCTATTGTAGTCGGATCTCCTTGATATAAAATAACTGGAAAAGTTGCAGGGTCTATAATATGTAATGTTCCTGCAGAAATATGAGTATTTACACCAACAGCAGGATTGTAAAATTCAGAGTTCGGATTGTTTAAAGTAATTGTATCGGCTGTAATATCTCCGCCCAGTTTAGAATCGACGTAGGCTTTATTTGCAATGTCAT